TATCAGGGTCATTTATACTAGTCGTAGTACAACCAGAGAAACAAGTACCCCTTGTAGTAGCATACATATCTCCAGAAGCTCTACCATAACTACATTGACTGTCCATAAACTTATTATTACAAAGTAATTGATACCAACGTTTTGGTGCTTCTTTATTTAAAGTACCTATTCTATCAGTAACTTTCACGCCTACCCAACTCTCATCAGCAGAAGGCGAATCCATGATGCCATCAAAAACTATGCAAGCGTCTCCAGAAGTCGTTAACACATTAGCAAAAATCTTCCTAACTATACATCTCCGACCTCTAAAATCATCATCAGCTAAATAAGCAGACATAGCCCTATCTACATTAGCTACTTTTATCATTACAGAATTTATTTGATTATCTACTGACCTATCTATCCCTTCTCTTGAAAAGGGAAAAGCAGTATACGTTGCTGCTGTTCCTTCCAAATCAAAGAAAGCAACGTCCTTATCATAGTTTACAAAATGAAGGACGTCACTATCTAAAAATAAGTCTAAAATTTCTATAGGCTCATTACTATCACCAGAAGCTTCCGCTCTATATGCGGTTGTAAAAGTCTTCATAATACTTCAATCAAATCCACCCCTATATTATATAACTTATAATTAAACAATTCCCTTGAAATATCGTCATCTTTAAATCGCACCTTATAACCAAAATTGTATTCATCCGCTCTAACAAACTCGCCTGTTCCCGGCGCCGACGTAAACACAATAGCTCCTGTACTTCTAGTTAAAGTATAATCAGTATCTTCTACCTGTAAAGCTTCTCCTACTTTTAAACCCACATCTCCGGACATAACTGGAAACTTATCTAAATTAAAATTCTTGTTCGAAGCATTTCCTGTACCTAAGGTCTCTCCGCTTGAAATTGGATTTTCGTTCCCATTCTTAAAATAAAAAGTATCAAAAGCACCTGAACGAGCCAGATAAAAACTCCATATCTGGTCAGCCACAGTATCCGTCTTCGCTCTAAAACTAATCTTAAATGCCCTTTTTGGGTCCGACCACTTTTTACGTCTCTGTTCTTTACCGTCTTCAAACCTAGTAACTAAGGTCTTATGATATGCCTGTTCCACGTAAGGAATATTTACATCGAAATTAAACTCTTGAGCAGTACTGGCCATATTTCCTACCTCGTATAGTTCTGTAGCGTCCTTCTCAGACTTTTATTTTTTACCACACTTTCTTGTATTACGGAAACAATAGCTTGAGGATTAGACATAACCACATCAGCAAAACTTTTTGCATCTACAGCTTGGATATAATAATGATTATGCACTTCTCTACTGCCTCCACCCTGTCCCAATTTCGAAAACGGAGTAATTACCTCCGGCTCATTCTCACCGACAATAGCTAACTCTGGACCTCTTAATCCAGCAACGCCACCTGTAGCATAAGTTCCTACCATAGCAGAAGTCGCACCGGCACCTCCACTAGCACCTCCGCTAGCACCGGCAGCAGACCCCGCCAAATTTAAAGCAAATAAAGCTAACTTCTGAATTACCTGCTTTGCTAAAAACTCAGATGCAGCACGCTGTAAATCCTGCAAGAAACTATAAAATATCTCTCTTGCACTATCTAGATTTCCTTGCCAAACATTAACAAACAAATCCGTCAGACTACTTTCTGCTGAAGCCTTGAAACTATTTACCATTTCTTCCATCAACTCCCATGTTTTCTTTATACCGTAACGAAGCTCTCTATTCCTCTGAAGCAAGTCTTCGGCATAGTTATCAAACAGCAGCAACAAATGCGGATAATGTTTTTCATAAAACTGACGTTCCATTTCCAACTGCAGCCTTGTCGAGGATTCCATCTTTCCATGTAACTCTTTATATTTCACTAATAATTTATTTCTTTCGTTGCTTCGTACTTGAGCCATGTTTTTCTCGGCCGCCTTAACGACATCCTCATACGCCTCTGCTAACTCCTTTCGTTCCAACAAATGTTCGTTAACAATTTTAAACCGTTTTATAGCCTCTAGCGCTGCTTCACTTTCTGTCGCAGTCAACGCCTTATATTGCATTTTCAAACTTTGTAATGCTGCTACTTCAGCTAGAGTCAAAGCAACCGAATCCTTTTTCTTCTTGTTGAGGGCATTATCAGCCGCATGATACAAAATAGTATTTAACTCCGGATGCCCTTTGACTATTACCTCTCCTTCCTTTATTCTCTCCTGCATATCTCTTGCAGCTTCTTTATTTCTGTTACTCCAATCAACGAAAAAATCAGCAATACTTATCTTCATGGTCGTCCAAAACCCAAACCATTTTTGCTTAAATATCTCAAAAAAGCGATTAAACTCCAACAAAGCCATTCTAGTATCTTTAGATAATTTTATACCATATAATTTCTTCGCCAACTCCTCTGCTGTTATACCTAAACCAGCAGCCTGCTTCTGCAATTTCTTCATCTCAGTACCTAAATTTAGAAAGAAATTAAACACAGTCTTTATTATTAACATCCCCGCTATACCAGCAATAATAGCAGGTAGTAACTTTAGCAAAGTCCTAAACAAAGCCGTAACAATAGTCAATCCCCCCACAATTCCTTTAATATTCGCACCTATTAAACCGAATCCTTTCTTTATCCATGACCTATTTTTCCAGATAATAAACAACTTAGCCATCGCAGACACCATACCCCAAATCTTCTGACCAAAAGTTTTAGCTTTATCAGCAGCATTGTTTAACGTTCCTGCAACTCTATCCATTCTATCAGCAGCACCCTCTAAACTTACCCCTACTTTTTTTATTGAATCAGAAAACTTATCAAACCCATTGGATATTTTATCTGAGGCTTTTTGTCCCTCAGAAGACATAACCTTCATGTTCCGAGTAACTTCTTTAAAAGCTTTATCAGAAAGGTCTTTAGCCTTTATCAACAACCATAAATCTCTTTCATTAGACATTTATTTTATCCTTTTTTCTTTGTACTCCTTTTTCTCACTTCTGCTATCCTCTTCTCAATTATTGCAAATCTTATCATATCCCGGTACCATTGGTCATAATACCCTCCAGCAACCGGCAAACATCTAAACGTGCCGTCCATTGCTGGACTACAAAACAAATAAGTACTAAGTCCCTTAGGTATACTGCCTGGCGGCGAAAGACCTTTTAGCAAGTACTCCACCGCCACTATCAGTTTTTTTCTTCTTCTTTACTCACTCCCTTTAGAGAATTAACAACATCAATTCTCTCTTCTAACCATTTCTGTACTTCGGCAGATAAATTTTCCTTATTTTCATCCGTACAAGGAGCACCTTTTCCAGTATCATCCTCTATATTTTTCCACTCTACCAAAGCACACTTAATCTTTAACTTTCTCGCAGTACCCACCAGCAACGAAATTTTACTGCTTTTCCCATCTACACTACTCTGCATCATCGTCAACTGGTCATCCATCTCATTAACCATACCAGCTGTCAACCTTCTTAAAACGAACACTGGATTTTTATCTTTCAATCCAACATCATACACTTCTTCGTAAGTGGCGTCGCTTACTAACTTATACATACACTCCTCCTTTTAACTAAATGAACCAGATACCCGAATACTATTTTCTGTAGCAGTATCATCAATAAAACTAGTAAACTCAAAAGTCTCTAAAATATACTCACTCTGACCGCCTATATTTGCAGGTCTACTATTATACCTTATCTTAGGACAATATACAGTTAAATAGTTTGAACCCCTAGAAAACTTAACCCAAAACACACTCGTCTGACTATTCAAAAACCTATTTCTCTCTACTGTATCATCAAACAACTTTGTAAAGCTTCCAGTTACAGCCAACTTACCTGCTGGAATTTCTTCTCTCTGAACAGTAGTTCCCCACAAATCAGAAACAGAACCGTTACTGATTGTTACATTCCAAGACGTAATGCTAGTGTCTGCTACGTTATTCAAACGAAACGTCCCTTCATTATGCATATAAGGAGCATTATCTCCACTATAGCTTGGAGAACCAGCAGCCGCATCTGACTGTCCTTTCCCCTGAATACTGACTGTCATGTTAACTTCAGCACCAGCATCCGACCCTATCGACAAACTTTCAACCATACAACCTGAAGCTCTTATAGCATCGGTCTCCCTGTCTATCTCTATATACAAACTACCCAATGGCCTCTCTACATAATGTGGCGAACTGCTTTGACCCACTGCACATTCAAACCAATCAGCGTGTACCTTTGGCGTAACTGGTATAGTTAAATCACCAGCTAAGGCCTCTGTTCCCCTATTTCCGTTAACCTGTTCCGAAGTATTCTGGACTTTATCGCTGTAAACATTGTTAAACGTTAAACCTATCGTCTCCGACGTGATAGGCTCATAATACGTAATAGTTCCCCCAGCGCCAAAAGTAGCTTCTTTTACAAAACCTACGTGTCCTTGTGCACCAATAGACATCTAATCCGCACCTCCTTTTATTATCATCCCCAATTCAAAATCCCCTTCATATCAAATAAAACTCAAGTTTCCTTTTCCTTCTAATACTTCTTTCATATAAGCATTGTAATGATTCCATCTACAATCGATACTATTACACATGTCTAACGAAATCTTATCCAATACTTCCCAATATCTATGACTATACCAAATATCCCGAAACCGGTTTCCATATATGTTTCCCACCACATACTCAGGAGCATCAAAATAACAACAAATTAAAACGTTACCCGATGCAGTCAGTACAGTATGAATAGGTGCTAGCCAACACTTCTCAACTGCCGTACATTTATTCATACCTCCTAAAACAAAATCACCAAATTCCAATTTCAAAGTCTTAAAATTCTTTTTTACATCCTCTAAAACTGCATCTGACATAACACCTTTCGAATGCACAGGCTTAAAATGAACATAGTCAACACCTAAAGCCTCACCAAAATCAGCCATCTTAACCATGTCCTTATAATTCTGCCCATTTATCATAAACTTTAAACCTAACCTTGTCTTGTTCGTTTGCCGGTTCCACACCATCAACTTAATATTACCGATAACCTTATCAAACATTTTTCCATTAACCTTCAATTTTGCATACATATCTGCATCCACAGCGTCTAAACCTACTCTTATATAATCAAAATTATCTATCTTAGTAACATCAAAAATTGTTCCGTTAGTCAACAACCCAACTCTCAAACCTATACTATGTGCAACCTCTGCAAAATAAAAACAATCTGGATGCAAGGTCGGCTCTCCTCCACCAGTAAACTCCACACCTTC